TGCCGCCTGTCGCAGATGGAGTACCATTGAAGTCGCCATCTTCAGAAGAGGCTGTGAGACCGAATGTGGCCACTTTCATTGTTTTCAGGTTTGCTGTTGCATCTGGGGCTGTACTCGTGATCGTGAATACTCCGGGCTCATAATTTGTTATCGCATTTGATGATGTAATAAAATATTTCGTCGTTACTTGGTTAAAAAACTTTCCGCCGGGCCTTGTTATGTTGTCTGTTCCGAAAGAACCAGTATTCCCAAACGACCAATTAGCAATAATGTTTGACGCACTATAAGGGATATCTGAAATATATCCATGATTGTATATTCTTAAAGCATCAGTGGCGTTAAGAGAGCCTGTTCCAAATACCCACTCCGACACTGAACCGGAAAATTGTTTTCTCTGAGATGTGTTTCCTCCGTCTCCGTCGTTGAAAATATCAAATGTACTACCAACCGAGCAAGAGTGAAAATCGTATGGAACAGACGGTGATGTTTTGAAAGATGCCGAAACACCGTTGACGTACAACACCGCAGAAGTCTCTGCTGCAACAGAAGCACTTGGAAAACTCACCATAAGATGAACCCACTGATTAGCGTAAACATCATCAAAATTCGAACCAGCGTCGTATGTCCACTGCTTTCCACTTCCTCCGGATGCGTTACGGAAAATATGGAGCGTGTTACCATTACTAGCAATATACATACCGACTTTTTCCACGCCGACGTCAGTATCGCGAACTGTCCAAAGATATCTTTCTATACCTGTGGCTGTTGATGGATACCAAATCCAGCCAGCCCAATAAAAAGAACCATCATTGGTAGCATTAGTTAAAAGATGTGGGCTCTGGACTCCCATAGCGGGTTGACGAGCACCAGCAGCGAGCGGACTAAATATTTGCAAAACATTATCAGTTGCGCCTCCGCTAACTGCATATGGGGCAGCGCTATACAATCCAGAGGTTGATACTAAAGCAGTCTGCAAATTATTAAAGAAATTTGTATCGCTGCCGTTAGTATTTACTCTAAAGTCTGATCCAGCAGCATCGATTTCAAAAGTGGATGTTCCTCCGGCAGCATTAGGGACACTTAAAATTGACCCAGTGGGGACAACATCGTGAGCAGGAGCCTTAAAAGCAGCTCCTTGAGTTGCGGTTTGACCAATAATATCTTCTTGGACGATTAGGGAGCCAGTATCGGGTTGTCTATTGTTTTGATACGTTCCAAAAACATTTCCAGATACAAAGGGTGCTTGACCTATTAAGGTCTGATAATTGGTCGTCTTAGGTAAGATGGCTCCGATACCTAAAGGCAATAATGAACCAGTTGCATCTTTAAGTACTGGGCTATTGCCTTGCATACCAAATGAACTTATGATCTCATAGTTTTTGCTATAATTACCAAGAACGGCAGAAGCAGTAGTGCTTTGGATATTTCTAAGGTTAACTGGTCTTTTGACTCTTTCCTCGCGATAACGGACGGCGTATTTTCTTGTGTAATCAGGATAAGGGCCACCATAATCAGGACCGACAAAACCCATTGCCCCGTCGTTTGAACCAGAGATAGATCCACTTGTCTGAGTTGGATCATTGGCGCACTCTTTAAGTAAAAGACGCCATGCTTCAGGTCGAGAATATTGATCATTGAGGCCGTTCATTAAAGGATTGATGCTGCTTGATTTATTCAAATTAACATGACGAGATTGGTGACCTCCAACCCATGCATTTGTAAAAGGCGATTGTAAACCGATTTCGTTTTCGGGAGAGAAAGTATCCGAGTGTAAATTTGTTATAATAGAGCCACTTTTGAACTTTGTTGTAACCAAATCATGGTAACCGCCTTCAACATTTCCGGAAACTATATTTGATGGCCAATAAGCTTCCCCTTTGACTTTACTGATGTATTCAGCGCCTTGTCGTGGGTTGTTCCCAAAACCTTCAGTAAAGCGACCAACAGTTGCAGTGAATCTATATTTTCTTTTTTCATTTGGAACAAATTCGTCATCACAATCTATAAAACTATCAACGCTTTGTCCTTCTCCGAGACCCATAACCATAACGTTCTGGGGAATACCGCCAGCTTGTTGCGACGTGAATTTTGTTACTGGACCATGGATATACGTTGCATTGTACACAAAGTCTCTGTCTTTAATTTTTGAATAGTTTGTGCCGCCATGAACTGAGTCATTAAAGCCTATGTCTACCTTGTATGGTTTCGTCAATCGGTTAATGGCGAAAGTCGATCCGCTATACATTGTTCCATCGGCTTCGGCTAACAGTGGGCCTTGCACAACATCATTGTAATTGTTCAGAGCATTTAAAATTAATTGTCTGTCTCCGATGTCTCGTTCTTTGCGCTCTTTGTTCCAGAGGCAGTTTTCATCCTCAGCAAGACCAACCGGAGCGTGGCCAAACTTCCAACTATAATCAAGTTCTGCAACGCCGTGCATTGAGCCTTCGGTTGAAGCCAAGCGAGTCGTAAGAGGGAATTTGTTCTGGTATTTGTTTCTTTCAAGGATGTGGCTCTCAACTACATCTGCAATTGAATCAGAATGTCGCGCAGAGAACGGATAAAGCTGGTTCATCATCTCGGAGATGGAGGAGTCGATCCATTTGTAATAATTTGTAAACTTGTCAAAGTCTAGATCAGATTCAACCTTTTCAAAGAAGATCTGTCTCATGAATTCAAGATTCTTGTAACGAGGACGATATCTGTCTACTGCTTCACCGATCAGGTTGTTAAATTCAACAGCAGAGGCAAACATGGAAAGCATCTCTTCAGAGACGACTTGGTACATACTCTTTTCAAGAGAATAAAAATTATCAGAAACATCATCATCTTTGATGAAGAATTTCTCATGATCGCCTTTGATATTGATCATATTTGAAGCAACTGAGATCTCAGGCAACTCTTTCTTGGAGTTGTAAATCAGTTCGTTATCAACAAAAGCGGTGGTTGAAGTTCCAAAGTTTGCACCAATAGCAGGGTGGTCTCTCTCGACAATGTTATCAATCCAACCATACACGGCAGAAGTGGATCCGGAAGTCAGGTCAAAAACATCAAAATTGCCGTTGGTGTCTGAGGTTGTTACAGTGTCGAAGTCCCATGATAAGGCTAACATATCGGCACGGGGTAATTGGACGCCTTCAAGCGTATAAGTAAACATTGTGCCGTTTCGTGTGGCATTGTCTACACCGATGCTGGTCACATCCATGCCGTGGGCTTTGAGATCTGCGTCTGAAAGCTTATCAAACCAATATCGACATCCACCGATCTGGACATCTGTCTTTGTAAGAACAGAGCCCGTAAAGTTCTCTCGATGTGCTCCCGCATAAACTGTCTTAGGATTACAAATGTATGAGGAACCTGATGCAAAATTCAAAGAGGCGGTTAATTTAAATTCGTCTCTCACCTCGCCAAATTGATAATTCAATCCGTAAAAGGTTAATTCGTAATCTGGATTTGAACCAGTACTAACAGAACCAATGACTCCGTATTGATCCGGAGCAACCCTTACGCTCAAATTCCATCTATTATTGCTATAAATATCATCATAAAAAGATGAGGTGAGGAATACGCTACCATGTTCGTTGGTTATTAAAAACTTTGCTCTCTCGGAGTTAGTTTTGTCTTTAACGAGGTATATTTGAAGGTTAGCGATATTATTTTCGCTAGACCAGTGATATTGCTTACCAGCGACCTCTGTTGCAGGTTGGTGGAAACCACCGATAGATGAAGAGACAAACGGAGTATCAAAAAACGCTTCATCGGCTATATCTATCTTTTCTGGGATGTAAGCATCGATCTCGAATGTAAAAGCGTTGTATCTCTCAAGCTTTTGAGCGGCTCCGCCCATGCCTGAACCAGAAATATAAACATTTGCATTGTTTACAGAAGATGTTTGATAAATGGTTGAATCAAAATAAATCGGGTTGTTAAAATCTATGTATTTCTTCGTGATTGATGAATTTTTGAATACATCGTTAAAGTAATGAATTCCTCCATCGGTATACAAGTTTAGCTTTACAAGTTCGTCATCGATACCAAAACACCGGAGAAGATTTCTCATCGATTTCTCGGTACCCTTTGATTTCATTATATAATCTAGGTTATTATAGATATTGTGATAGATCAAGTTCTTTATCGTATCTACGTTTTGTTGATACTTCAGGTTGTTCATATCATTGTTGTTGTAAAATTCTAAGATATCGGTGTCTACAAAAAGCTCGCTTGTTGCAAAGCCTCTGCTTTCCAAAAGGCGATTTGCGAAAGGAAGTGGTTTGTTGGAGGAAGAGAGATAGTTCTTTTGTGTTAACTCTGGAAGAATTCTGGTTTGCGCATAAAGGGTATCAAAATAAGAAGCCATTATTTGCAACAGATTCTTTAATTCAAAATCATTTGTTGTCTCATCGTCATCTCTGATAAATTGAGGAATCTTGTTATAAAGAAAAGTTGAATTTACTAAGTCGTGATTTGAGCCACTGGTCGTCATTTCAGAAGTCAAAGAAACTACTTCTGGATGTGCGCTGTAGATTATGGGGTCCTCGGGCTCAACAAACAGTACCGAGGAGGAAACAAAGCAAGAGCCTGTGTTTCTGTGAGAAGCGGCGTATCCTGTCCAAATACCGTTGGTTAAACGGCCAGAGAAGTCTAAAACAATACCATCAGTTGATGCATCACCAACGATCCCTTCGTTGAACTTGTAGTAACATCCGAGCGGGGCGTTGTTATCTTGTGTGTTGGCCCCTCCAAATACGGGCTGGAACCAGTTCATATTTATTTGTTTTGATGTTCTTCGAGTTTTCCAGAATCTAAATTCGTCCATCGAGCCACTAAGTTTACCTGCGGCGGCAGAAGCAGAACTACCAGATGGTGATGTTTGAAGAGCACCAATGCGGGCATCGATTCGACCAGTGAGTTCATCCACACCAAAGGAGCCAAACGAGGTTTCATTCTCCAGAACTCCGTCAACATAGAAATAACTTCTAACGCCGGTTGATTCCGACAGGAAAGAAACTGCGTAATGATGCCAACTGGAGTCTGCAACCGAAGCAGTTGTGAGGTTGCTGGAGGCTAACGCTTGATCACTAAATCCTTGTGTGCCTTTTTGCAGCGTAGCCCTAAATGGGTTTGTACCAGAGTCGCCGACACCGGATGCAGACATGTAAAGAGTCAAGCGGCCATAATCAGAAGAAGAGGATAGCTCTCCGTTCCAAAGGTCAATGATAACCTCTTTTTGTGTTAAGGCTGGGGCAAATGCTTTTTTGTTAAGCCAAAACTCAATGGTGGTTCCCTCAGAGGGATTGATTCTGAAGTTTTGCGTACGGTTTTTCGCTGAGTCATACTTTATTGACTTATCAAAGTTCTTAAATAATGAACCCTCAAGCATTCCATCGGATGCGGTGTGAAGACCGCCGAATGCTGTGATATACTCTGTGCTAACGGGTAAACCATAACCATCGGCTGTAGATGCTTGGTTACCCCATCCGGGGGCACTGAATATTGCGTATCCGGTTGTTTTTGGGTATTTGTTCTCAAAAAGCCATTGCTCAATGTAAGACGAGGACAGCTCAAACTGTAGTCTTTCGCTTTTCGAACCATCGTAAGGAAATGTGTTATAAACTCTCTCGATACCAGTGGTGTAGTATTTTTCCGCAGAACCGAACTTAGCAAAAAGGCTTGGATCCCCAAAGTCTAAAAACGGAACAAATGTGGTGTTATCTTGTATTCTGGTATCAAGATATGTGGTAGATTCTAAGTCAGCACTTGCGCTTTCAGCGCTTTCGACTATTGCTACTTTTGATTTACTAAATAAATCCCTAATAGTCATATTCGTTTACCTTAAATTTAAAGTGATACGGTTGCTCAATATAAGAGCCGACAGCAGCATCATAAATTGATACATTAATGTTGTAAGAAAATCCGGGCTCTAACATCTCCATGTCTAGATCAAAATAATTTCCAGACACATCATAAGACAACAATGTGGAATACATACTTCCTGTGCCGTATGGTATAACAATGTAATCATCAACCACTCGACTAATTTGGTACGATGCACTTTCAAAAGTTAAGGTAGGTACAGTTGCTTGGGCAACGGTGTAGATATTTGGAGACCACCCTTTTTTTCTTGCAAACATGCGGAAACGCGCAGATTGCTTTGGATAATATCCGTTTTGCAGATTTGTGAAGTTTATAAAATATTTGCTGGAGTCAGAGTAACTTGAGCCCTCAAACTTTTCGACGTCAATACTTCCAGTGTGAAACTGAAGGGTGGCTTCCACAGCAGACGAAACATGCAGACTTCCAGTGAACCAAACATCGAACAGTTTGCTCATCGTAGAAGATCCGGTAAACGCCACAGATGCAGAGTAAATCCCTGTTGAAACAATACCACCGGTCACAACCAAGTTGTTTGTAGACTTAACATGAGTCCCGTCAACCACCAATTGTAAAGCACTGGCGGTTGGTGCAGTGTTATCGAGAGTCCCCGAGAACAAAGAAACATATACGTGCTTGTTTACACCAAGACCCGGAATGTCTCTTAACTTACCTCTCACAAAATTATACAAATAAAGAGTATTGATGTTTTCCTCGGCGGGAACCAAAGAAGAAGAAAGATAGAAATCCCCACGGTTGTCGGTTATGCGGTTGTCCCATCGAGCCTCTAGAACGGGACGTCTAAAGAAATATTCGGATCCTCTCGCAAAAAACTTCTTAGTATAATATGAAAGGCTACCACTTTCGATTGCATGGGGCAACTTGACTATGAAGCCATAGTTGTTACGAGTTGGAGCATCACCAAGCCAATCTTCAACCATTGTAGTTACATCAAGAACCATATCCTCATTCCCGACTGGGAAAGATGCGGTTGCATTTGGGGTCTCCAGATATGCGCCGCCTTGACTTGTCCACGAAGTGTTTCCACCACTCTTAATCCAGTTTGAACCTTCAACATCATAAGTAATATCACTGTAGTTGTCCATGTCGAGACCGAAGCCTTCTTCCCAAGTTGCGGTAATCGGGTGTACATTAAGTGTAAAGTCTCTTGGAAGAGTAGTGGAGCCTCTAGCGTTAAAAAGCTTCAAGTACCACTTTAGGCTTCCAGATGCAGGTAGAAGGCCGTCGTCTCTATCTGTATTGATATCAGTTGTGTTGAACTGTACTATAAATCTTTCTAATTCAATCGATGAGGTTGTTGCTTGGCCATATATTGAAAAAACTTCTAAAATATCTGCCTGACCCATATTGGAGCCAGTGCCTCGTGTATCCAAGTCCGCTTTAAACGAATTGGTAATTGTATTGTCTTTTGTAGCAAAATATCTTTTAATAGCCATTATCTAGCCACTCCCTTAATATCTTTGAGCGGGTATTTCAATTCAAAAATAGCGTTCTTAGGTGCTTTATAAAATGTAGCATCTCGTGATTTGATGTCGTCAAAATCAATAGATGTAGCAGAATAAAGGCCATCAGTTTTATTATAAATTTTTATTTTCTTTAAATCAGAAACGCCGTTGACTTTGGTTATTATGTTTGCAATCTCGGAGATATAAATCGGCTCACCGATATAAAAATCAAAATCATAGTCAGCAATGATTTTATTGATTACACGATTGGTCACGTCGGTTGGATTAGAATCTCGTGTGACGCTTATCTCAAAGTCGATCCCAAAGTTAACGACCTTAGCATCGTAGATGTCTATTACATCATTGAGCATTTTGTAGCTTGAGATCCATTTTTTCAGATTTTGTTTTGTTACTGAATTAGTTGTTGTTAGTTTGCCGTTACTATCGGCTGAGATAAGGTATAGTGCTAGCCTTCTGTTCGTTCCGCTTGGGTCATTGATGGCGTTTGCTCTCTTTACCGATCCAAACTTAGGAGGCATGCTGTAACACAAAGATTCGTAATCTTGCTTACTTACTGCTCGGTTTTGTGCAGCGTAATGGTTCTTGGCTCGAACCTTCAATTCTTCGTTAGAAATCCCAGAGGTATCCTCGGAGATTGGCTCGTCGTTAGTTACTTCAAGAGAGTTTTCGACAGTTCGTTTTGTAGAGGCAACCAGCGAATCAGGGTTGTCAAACTCAACAATCTTTCTACCAACTGTGTTTAGGGCATTTACGGGTACATTGGCTGAGGTGAAATCATTAACTTTATATATAACAGTCAGTTTTGTTCCGTCTGGAGACAAGCCAAGTTTGTTGGTTCTAAGAAGCATTGTGGGATCGAACGAGCGATCTGTGATATATCTTTTACCATACATTTGTATTGTTGCTTTGGAGGGCTCCACGATTCCTGTGGTTTCTGCTGTTTCCGAACCGAAGCCGAACTGCAAATACGTACCAGTATCATCTTGTTCAACAACAAAACGACGGGTTGCAACAAATGGTTTCATAATACTTCGTACACCATCGGTGGCCGCGTTCTTATTGGTAGTATCAATGAAGACCACCTCTTGAGACAAGAAATCAACTTCAAAATAATTGTTTCCTTCTGTGTCTATGACTGAAAATACTTCTGTTATGTTGTTACCACCAACTCGGACTTTTCTAAACCTTACAAACGCATCATCGGTAAGGTCTATAGTCACAGTTTCAAATCTTCCTGAAACAACCTGCCCATAAGCCCTCACAGCGAAAAATGTGGTTGCACCGGTTGCAGAATCAAACTTTGCTGCTACAACTTCATTAGAAGCATCATCGAATCTCACATCTTCGGTGAGGATAAAAGCTCCACCGTTGGAACTCATAAATTCTGTTCCGCGTTTAACTATGGGATAATAAGTGGTATCTGGTGCTGTACCAGCGGAGTTAGCTGGAATTAATACAAATAATGCGACAGTTCCATATGAATTTTTAATACCGGAAAATTTGTATCCCAATGTATTAGCGTGCTTTCGAATGTTATCAAATTCAATACTAGTATCCAAGAAAGACTCATTGGCTTGGTAATCCAGATAATAAGACAATATATCACCGGCGTAAGCAACGGTGTCCAGCATCAACGAAGCAAAGGAAGCTTTTGAGAAATCATTCACTCGCGCTGGGTAGTATCTTTTAGAGTATTCTACTAAATCATTTTTGATTGACTCAAAATCCCTACTCGTATATTTGATGGGGACAATTTTCTTCTTGGCCATATAACATTCCTCTCACCAATTAAATAGTGATTGAGCACAATTATGTTGGAAAAACCATATCTTGCTGATCAAGAACATCCAGACTAGGAATGTAGTATTGGATGATTACGCGCAGGGCTTGAGAATCTGCACTTGCAAGACCGACACGCAAGTCCTTTATTGTGATGTATGGCATATAGATAGCAACTTGATTTGTGATTCTCGTCTTTATTTGACTCTGGGTCGCAGTGTTAGCCAATTCAAACAAATAATTCTGGATGCCGATTCCAAAGCTTGAATCCGTAATTCTTTCGCCGGGTCTGGTGAGTAACAACATTCTGAAGTTTTGCTTTACTTGGTCCTTCGGGTCTGTGATATCGTCCAATGGGTCGGTGACTCCATCTAAAGAAGGGCCGTAAGCAATAGAAGTGTAAGACGTTTGGTCTATTTTTTTGAAAAATGGGTTGATACTCATGTTGTTCTCCTAGTTCTTAAATAGTGACGCAAACTCACCAGCGCACTCATTACCGTTTTTATCATACGGTCTAGAGCGCAATCTTCTTCGGCGCCACCATTTCATGGCTGGGTCTGTTTTGCCGAAGATGCTTCCCTCTTTAAATTGTTTTAATATCTCTCTCAATGACCTCCCGTCATCTCGTTCTGGTTTCTCAAAGTCGTCTGATCTATAAAAAGATGCGAAAAGCTGTCGGCATATTCTTTTAGAATCACTTAAGATTTCTCCTTTCCAGCCATCGTCAAAGCGATCTATCATGTTATCTAAATCTCTCTCAACATCAGCGCCAACCGATTCGATGAACGATTCATTTACATACATCATTGAAAGTGAAGGCAACTTAGTAATACCAAACGCATAATTCATAACAAACAAATATTCTTCTGATTCTGCAAGATTATCAATGTAACATTTCAAGTCTTGACCCAGATCTTTGTCTGAAAACTTAAGTTCTTTAAATTTAATATCTGGAATGTCCTGCTCGTAAGAAGCAATTGGGATTGAAGTGATAAATGCCTTCTCTCTTTGTATTACTTCAGGGTCTATTTTTGAAGGATCAATCTGAGAGCCGATTATCGGGTCGTACACCATACAAATTCGAACTCCAAACTTCAATCCAGTTGAGCCTTCATAAGAAGTCGTCGTTGCAATCGCATCTCCAAAGATATCCGAAATGTTTGTTGAATCGTCAAATTGGTCTTTTGATTGAGCAAAGTACGCTCCAAACTCGGGAATACTGCAAACCCCTCTCAGGCTATCGGGGCGCTGAGTGACTATTGACGCTGCTGGGACACCAGCGCCTTCTTGTATCTCTGGATTATCACCGGAGTTCCAGAAAGGACTGGTTGCCACCATCTCTTCAGGTTTATCCACAATTCTAATATATTTTTCAATATAAAATCCACCGGTTGCTAACAAGGTTGTTGTCTGCGCTTCTCCAACATTTGGAACATCACCGTAGTTTATCTCACCATCCACGATTGGCTTCTCTGTTTCAGTAAGGCCAGATCTTAAAGTTGTACCAGCATAGACGTCACTGAGTGCAAATGTGTATTTGTGATAGCTGTCGATGTATGGTGGGTTTTTCAAGTTCTCGTTTAGTTCAGCAGACATTATTTCTAATTCGCTCTTGACTAAGTATTTCAACAAAGTTTTTGCTGCTCCTCGAACATTATGTATAGTATTTACCTTTGAAGCAAAACGGGCTCCATTGAGAGTCAAAAAGTTAGGTCTCAATTCGACTTCTTGGTCAACAAAGTTCCCCATTTTAGCTAACGATCCAAAGCCAGCAATATACAGTCCGCGCAGTATTTGTCTGACCGCTGGTTGATTGCGGTATTCCTCTTCAATCTTGGAAGGATTGACCACTTCAATGCCGCCTTCTCCTCTTGCATTTGCTTCTTGACCTTGAGGTGTATACCTTAGAAGGGCAGGTGAACTACCTCGGATCTTAACAAACGCTTCCTTGCTTGGGTAAACATAGTTTCTTTGTGCTTTATTTATTTTGTTTCGGGCTTCATCGATCTCTGAGTTAGATTGAATTTCTCCCAAATCTATTTTGCGGACCAATGATTGTACTGCTTGCTCTAAGAACAAAAGCCAATAATTATAATTTTGTATTCTTCCACCAAAAATAGAGAATCGTGCTTCAGTTTCATCCAAGCCGTCTTGCATCCTCTCAACAATTAGAGACTCAAACCCTGAATCATAATTCTTGCTATCATATTTCATGTGAGACAGAAGCGGAAGAGTTTTGGTCATTGCCTCGGTGATATAGATTCTAATTGTTGCTTTAATCGTGGTATCCAAATAAGCAAGCGTTGAAGGGTCAGAAATTTTATCAAATGGTATATGTTTTACACAATCAGGATCTTCCCTAAGTCTTGGGTCCATTGGGATTGCACGCTCTAATTTTCTTACGTTATCTGCTAATTCTCTGAGTCCTATGAAGTCAGTTCGTCGCGGAGCACAACCATCGAATTCTGGAACTATGGTTTGCGCAAAACCCAACCAACCAGAGAAATTTTGTGGCTCAATATAGATTGGAGGATTGACGTAAGTGCCTCCATAGATGGAAGGATCTAAAAAGTGAACTCTTGGGTTCTCTGTGGCTGACTTGCCGAGGACCATTTCTTCATTGTCGTAAGTGTACTCCCATGTGTCCTCGTTGCTGGTGGCCTCTGGGTCAACATAAATTAAGTCATCGGGGGTAAGATTGTTTGCTTCGTAGCCAAAATCATAGCCCTCTGGTTGAGTTCCATCCAATCTGGTGTTCAGACCTTTCATGATTCCAGAATACAAGTATTTGGTGTAATTTTTATATGACTCTTTTGCAATAGGCTTCGTTGGTAACGATGGATGCCCAGCACCAGACAGGATCGAGTTTACATAACTTGCAAAGATTGCACCCTGATAAGGGATTTGTAATTCTTGAAGAGCCTTCTCTGAGATTCCGCCGTGAGTTTCTAATAGAGCACCACCACTCAAATCAGTGGGCACACCTACCTTTATTCTATATTGTAGATTGTCGTAAGGCATATCCTTGCCGTCATCATCTGGGTCATCAGGGTCTGGGACGTATTCGTTGCCGTAATAATAAATAAACGATCTGTATCCTAAATCTTTTTCAATCTTGACCTCTCCATCTTGATAAGACGTCATACAAAGTTCGTGCTCAAATCTTACACCACTGTCTTTGTCGTTGTAGAAGTCGAGAGTTAAGTCGGGGTTCTTTTTGTACTTTGTTCTATATTTGACCTTCACGTCTCTCATATCACCGACTTGTTTAACGATCCTTGTTTTAACTTGGGGGCGGCGCTTGGTTTCAAAGGTGTAATTTATATCAAATTCGTTTTCATTAAGCTTGTCTTTAGTGAGGATTCCTACCGTCTCAGGGAATACACCAACAGGCTCCTCAGACGAAAGTGCTCCGAAATAGATCTCACCAATCTTTGTTTGTTCAAATCTTTCTTTCTTTGCATCCCACGCCTCTTGCGAATCAGCCCAGTCAATTTGAAATACCACATTGTTGGTTCTTTGTTGATGACGTTTAAGGGGAAGATTACAAGTATCAGCAAGAATGTTGTCCAAAAACGAGTCTCTTTTTCCGATCATGTCGTTTGAGAAAGCAAGAGACAGTGATCTAAATACACCGTCAGCTAATTCGTCAGCGACGGCGGCAGATTCCGCAGTTTCCATTTGTGCAATCCCACCTGCGGAAGGATCACAGAATGGATCCTTAAGACGTCCTCCGGTGTCTGGAAACAGAGCATTGTTTATTGCATCGCCCAATATCTGTTCTGGTCCTTGGTTGGCGAGATCTGCTAAGTCTCCTAAATCATCCTCTGCTTGTTCATTCAGTTTGTCAATATAGTCTTTAGCGTCCTCTGGATTTAAACCAGCGTTGGTTAGAAGTGCTTGTCTTTTATTGTTCCAATCCTCAAGTTGTTCGTTAGTCAAACAAATACTTGCATCAACGGGTAGATCCACATCGGGACGTTGGAGATTCTCTCTCACCGCTTGTCGCTGGTCAGGAGTCAAAAAGTTACCAATCGATGAAAATATCGCTGCTACTTTCTCGGGAGTATTAAAGAACGCTTCAAATTCAGGATACTGAAGGGCGATTGTTGAAGATATTCTGCTCAAAGTGTTTACGTCTTGTTCTCCATCATTCGCAACGATAAGCTGTTCCAATTCTCTGCGGGATGATATCCGAGCTATAGTTTGAGTTATTTGTAAATGTTTATTTCTCAAATCATTTTGAGTTGTTTGTTTGGCTAATCGATCAAGCTCATTGTTAGTAACACCAATCGATGTGAGCAAACTGGATGTAAAGTCTTGAATCTCGTCGTCGGATGCATCATCACCACAGAAAAAGTCTCTCATCAGGCCGCCAAAGTTTGCTTCGGGGCCTTTAACCGCCTCTGCTGCGAACTGCCCCACTGCTTCAAGCGCCTTACATAGCGCATTCTCGATTGTTAGCAGTATTTTCAAAACAAACGCAGTTATAACCCTAGTTATTAAATCTTCGATGGCTCTTTTGAATATCTCTTTTAAAAATCCCCATATGATTTTGGGTAGCGAGCGGATGTTTCCTAAATTTGGAATCCGTGGGAAGGCGAACCTTCCGTTATCCAAACACTGTCGGAAAGTGAGCGTACTCAGGAACGAGTCAATTGGGGGGTAAATAAAGTGAACATTTGGACAATCAAAAGAAGCAATTATTCGTCCGATCAATTTTGCACCCGGAATTTTATCCAGCGCAGCGAACAAATCTTGAATTCCAACCAAAGTCATGAATGCCTCAACATACGCATCAAAAACTGCTTTTTGGATGTTACCTAATGCTTTACCAATAGATCCTTGTTGCACTTGATCTGGGTTGCTTATATCTACTGCGCCAGTTTGATTTCTGGCATCAGCAATCATTTGATCTTGCTCCTCAGTAGAAAGCGAGTTCCAGTAATCTAGTTGTTCTCCGCCCAATGCTGTGGATTCTGCTTCCAAATCTCTTATCTCTTTTTGTAGACTGGAAATAAACGATGCGCCTCTTGAATCAGCGGTGCTAAAGAGTTGATTCTGGAATTGTGTTAAAATCCTGCTCTCTTCGTCTGTCTTGCCCAAAATCGCTGTAATTCTGTTGATCACTCCTGTATCGATACGATCGCCGGGGTCTTTTGGGGGATTCAGAACGGGTATGGTTGCAGCGTCTACAATTCCTGTTTTCTCCAAAAGGTTTCTTTCTTGAAAAAATTCAACTGCTGTTTTTGTTTTAGGGCCAAAGTCACCATCGACTGCAAACCCTACAGCAGTCCACTCAAATTCGTCTGGTATTGGTGGCCCGTATAGGCCAATAAGAATCTGCTGCAATGTTTTAACATCGTTTCCTTGAGATCCTTGTTGCAAGACAATGCCTTCAGGCAGTCTTAGAGCAGCGCTATCATCTCCAAGAAACCGAGCAGTCGTTTCAAGATATGTTTTTAGTTCTGATAAAAATGATTCGATAAGTTGTATTTCAGACTTTTTAGCCTCAACTTGTGCTTGTTTTGATTTGAATTGATCGGAGACCGCCGATTGTTGTTGTAATTGTGCTTGTTGATCGGTAACGATTCTTCCCGGATCATAGTTTGTTTCCCACGGGGCGGGCATGTTTCTAAAAGTTCTAGCAACATAATCTTTAATGTCTTGTTGTTTACGAGGATCCAAGCCCAGAAGAAGCTTTTCCATACCGCCGGGAGCCATGTTCTCAAGAGTAGAACGTATGATAGTCCGTAGAGCCGTGTCCAGATCCATACCAGCCATCAAGCAACGAATTGCTTTCTGAATAAGCTTTGTAAATCCACAAAGACCAAAGTTGCTTATAAAGTTTTTAAGACGCTGTTTTGCGCTTAGGCCCTTCTTTCGTGCAAGTCTACTGGTATTTAACCCAGACAAGCCGTAAGATGAGAACTCTTCTTCAGTTAAAAATATAGATATTAATGAGCCCTCAAATTCAAAAGCCTC